CGCTCAAGCCGGTCCCACGGAAAGCACTTCCGCATGGGGGTCGTCCTCGATAGGGCGGCTGATGCTGATTGCCCGCACGCGCATCTGCGGGCCTCGGGTGCGTGCCATCATGTCCTTGCGGATGAACTGCACGACGTAGCCGCGTATGCCCTGGATGTTGCGCTTGAACGCTTCGTAGCCGAACGACATCGACACGCAGTGCGCCTTGAGCACCTGCTCCTCGATGCAGTACTCGACGTAGCCACGCTTGGCTATCTCATGCTCCACGCGCCCCATGACCTTGCTGCGCGTCAGGGTCTGGTCGATCTCCTGCCCGTTACCCAGTGCCGCCAGCAGCGACCCGTTGCTCATGCGCAGGACGACGAACGAGCCGAAGTGCTCGCGGGTGAAAGCGTTCAGCACATCCTCGGCGGTGCGGGCGCCGCTCTTCACGATCTTGCGGGCCTTGATCACCATCTTGTGCAGGCTGTCAATGATGCCGTCCACCGGCAGGTCAATGATGTCTGCATACTTGCTGGACGCCAAGATCGCACCGGCAATCACGCACCCGCAACCGGCTGCCCAGAAGCGCTCGTCCCCGCCCATCTGCCAGTCCACCTTGATCTTGGCGATGACCTTGAGCGTGATGCTCCGTGCAAGCTCTTGGTTCTGCACGAGCCACTTGACGTAGCGCTCGCCTGCGACCCCGTAGTGGTTGCTCAGCGACTTCAGGAGGTCTTCCTCCTCGGGGGACCACTCCAGTTTGACCTCTGGCGTCCACTCCAGCATGCGCAGCAGTTCGCCCTGCGACGTATGGTTGCGCGCGCCCGACATGTAGTCGTGCATGTGCGTGTTGGAGGTCAGAAGCAGCAGCGTGAACCACGAGACGTTGTTGATGCGCTCGCGGTTGTGGTGGACCTCGCTCTTCTCCTTGCCCTGGCCCTCGGACGCGTCGAAGATGAACCCCGGGAACCACTCCATGTCCTGACGCGACTTGTGCGTGATTTCGTCGCTCGTGAACGGCAGGCTGTTGAGGTTGCCCATGCGCTGCTGCATGGTCACAGGCGAGGTGGACTTGCCGGTGCGATACCTGATCGGATGCCCCCACACGGAGTTCAGCAGGGACAGGGCCAGCGACTTGCCGGTGCCCGAGTCGGTCGAGCCTGCATGAAACGTCAACGCGCTCATCTGGGTGAAGCGCATCAGCGGGGCGCCGAAGGCGATGCTGGCGATGGCCAGATGGTCGTACAGCTTGCGCTTGATCAGCATCTGCGGCAGTTTGCGCCAGCCCTCCAGCGTGCCCTGGGACCGCGTGTTGCGGGTCAGGTTGGCTAGGTCAGGCATGGGCACCGTGCGGGAGGTGCCGTCGGGGCGGAACACGCGCCCGCTGTAGACGAACGAGCCGTCCTCCTGCCAACCGTACTGTTGCGGCACGAGGATGGGCTGCTTGGATGTGCTGGCGTCCACCACGCACGCCCGGACGTACTCGTAGAGGTTGACGTCGTTGCCCGGGCCGAACGCCGCGATGATGTTCTGCTGCGCCAGGGCCTTGACGCATTCGTCCTTGCTGACCGCGTAGCGCTGCGGCATGAGGATGTCGATGGCTTTGTTGGGGCGGTTGGCCACCATGTGGACGGTGTGCTCGCCCTCCTTGTTCAGCAGGTCCACGACGAACAGGTCGTAGGGCAGCACGAGCACCTGCTTCTTGCGCTTGGTGCCGTCGGCCTCCTCCACCATCTTGTCCACGTACACGCCGCCGTTGGCGCCGTAGCTGTAACCCTTGGGCGGCGTGGGGCGCACGACCGTGATGGGCGGCGCTTCTGGATCGTCCGGGTCCGCAGGCGTGATCTCGATTTCCTTGGGCGCGTTGTCGGCCACAAGCTCTCTGCCAAGCGCCAGGGGGTTCGTGATCTTGCCGAAGTGCGGGCACTTCTGGCACACGCCGGGGTTCTCGCTGTCGAACTTGAGACAGGGGTACGGCCCCTTGATCTCCCGCAGCTTGGTCTGCATGCGCTGCGCATCGTAGGGGTGCAGGTCGCTCAGCCATTTCGCGGCGCGATCACCGTCCGCACAGTACTTGGCCTGGGACAGCCAGCCGCGCCACAGCGGCTCCATGCCCTCATCCTTGGCGTTGTTGACGTAGTGCGCAAGCTGGGCGCAGCCGTCGCCGTCCTTGGTCCGCATCAGGATGGTCTTGAACCGGACGGCGCTGTTCTCCACGAGCTTCACGCCTGTCGCTGTGGCCGTGGGGCGTGTTCCTGGCAGGGACAGAGTGGGCATGGCGGGCTCGGGCTCGCCAACCAGGGAGAAGATGTGCTGCGAGAACGCCTCGAACGGCACCGTGCAGCCCTCGACCAGCAGCTTGACAGGCCGGGGCTCGGGGTACTTGGGCTTGAAGTTCCGTGTCCCCGGGACGCGCAGCACGCGGGCTGCGTCGGCAGGCACGGTCATGTCGATGGCCAGAGACTCCTGCTTGCACAGGCGCTTCAGCGCTTCGCCCACGGGCTTCCACTGCGCGATCTCGACCGGCGCCTCCAGCGCCCAGTAGCAGTGCAGCCCGCCGCCCGAGGCCACCACCCACGGCGTGCCGAACGCGTCTAGACCGGTGCGCTCAAGGAAAGCGCTCAGTGCAGATGCCGCCTCCTTCTTGGAGGCGTAGCCGTCCATGTCGATGAACACGGACTTGATGAATGCGGCGTTCACCGCTTCGCGGGAGCCCTCCTCCCTGAATGTAGCCAGCGCGAAGTACGCGTCCTTGCCTTGCTCTGCCCAGCGTTGGGCGTATGCATTGACGTAGCTGATGTCTTCGCTGAACTTCTGTACTCTGCTTGGCAGCGCGACGGCGCAGTAATAGCCGTGCCCTGGCGGCGGCAATACCGCCGCAAGAAACTCTTGCGGTTCCATGAAGAGCGGCTCCCCTCAGAAAAGGGGTGCTTGCTCTTGGGGCTCTGCTACCGCTGCGTCGCCGTACTTGAGGACGTATGCGGCGAGCACGGCAATGAGTTCCTGGCACCAATGCTTTGGCAGGCCGTTGACGTTGGCCAATTCCGCGTAACGCACCAACTCGCTAGGTGTCAAGCTCGAAGGTTGAATTCCTGACATGCTGCTTCCCATGCTTTGTCTGCAGTCTGTGCTTGCTGCAGTATATTGATCAAGCGCTCAACGACCGGGCGGTAGGCGCCCATCACTTCGCCACCAGACATCCAGTTGTAGACGGTCTGACGCGTAGCGTTGGTGGCCTTCGCGATACGCTGAACGGAGAAATCAAGATCGACCGCGATGCGCCCGAGCGTGTTGCCCAGGTTGCGCGGTCCTTTCCTGATGCGGTGGATGGTGTCGATTGAGTACGGCATACTAGAGGGTACCTAACGGGTGAAGGCTTCGTTTAAGCTCCAGATATACCGCGTAAGCTTCTTCTGGCGTTTTATACGGCCCTTTGCGAATGCGCAGCGTTTTTGCTTTTATCTGCGCAATAAAACCTGTCGCTGTTTTGGATACGCCCAACAGCCCGGTTTTATTGTTTTTCTGCTTCACTTTACGGTTTTGACTGTTTCCATAAGCGTCTACGCTTCGTAGATTTACGATTCTATTGTCCGAAACGTCACCGTTTATGTGATCAATTTGTGCATCAGGCCAAACGCCGTAGTGCAGAAGCCATGCAAGGCGGTGGGCCTTTAGCTCCTGCCCTAACAAACGAACGCGAAAGTATCCGTTTCTGTCTTTTCGCCCCGCTACGCTACCAAGAGGGCGGTGGTTTGCCGCCCTCTTGTGCGTAAGCAATCCCGTCAGCGGGTCGTAGTCAAGACAAGTTTGCACTTGTTCGTAGCTAAGATCGCTGCGGTACTGCTTCATTTTCAGTCCTCATCATCCCAATCTTCCGCGAGCTTGGCAAGCTGCGTCGGCATCGCGGGGCGGGGCGGGACAGGCGTGCGCTGGACGACCGGCTCGGGCGGCTCCTCTGCAACGGCCTCTGCGGCCTTGCGGGCTTCCGCAACCGCCTTGGGCGGACGGCCACGGCGCGGAGCAGGCGGCGGTGCCTCGTCATCATCGACAGCAGCGGGAGCAGGCGCGGGCTCAGGTGCCGGTGCAGGGATCGGTGCGGGCTTCATCGCAGCCTTGGGCGGCGTGCCCTCCAGCGCCATCGGCGCGGGCACCTTGTCCATCTGCGCCACGGTCATCGTGATCGCCTGCTTGGCCTCGGGGCTCTGGCCCTTCTCCACAGCGATGGCGTACTCTTCCTCGGTGAGCCAGCGCATGGGCTTGAAGAACAGCTTGGGCGACTCGGCCTTGGTGTCGAACTTCATCCGCGTGACCACCGTCTCGGGGGACACGCTCTGCGCGGCCAGGAACCGGGCGTATGCCTGGAGCGGCATGTTCTCGCCCTCGGCCTTGCCGAAGATCGACGCCGCAGGGGCCTGCAGCATCAGCACGTCGCCCTCGATGTCGTTGGCCAACACCACAGCCAGACGCTGGCTGAACCGGCAGGCGCGGCTGTCGCCTTGCCCCGAGCCCTTGGCGTTCTGCGGGCAGCTTGCGCAGTTCGACGCTTGCGGGTTCGCTGCGGTCGCATCGGGCTTCTCGCCGTCGGCGCTCCAGCAGTCCGGGGCGCTCGGCGTGTCGCCGTCGTACTGCTTCATGTAGAACGTGCGCCCGATCTTGGGTGCGGCGTTCACCAGCACGACGTCGAGGTAGCGCTCCTCGATGGCCGCGATCTCCTTGCCGTCCACCAGCAGGCGGAACACGCCGCCCTTGATGGACACGCGCTTGCCGCCACCAGCGCCGCCGCCCGCAAGCGACTTGGCCAGTGCCGACAGTTCCTGCTTCTTGGCGAATGCAGGGACGTTGGAGGGGGAGAAAAGTGCAACATTGCTCACGTGAATAGCTCCTTACGCCGCAGCTTTGCGGATGGAAACGTCGAGTTCCGTGTCCGAGTTCAATCCCGGGGGAACCATTGCAGGGTTCTCTTGCAAGAACAACTTCATGTTGGCCTGCGCGATGCGCTTCTCCAACAGGTCAACAGCATCGTTCTCGATGACGAAGCGCTTGAACGAGTCCCAGTCTTGGGTGTAGTAGCGCGTCTTCTCGGTGAGCGAGACCGTACCGTGTGCAGTCTTCATCGACTTGGCGCCGACGCTACGCATGCGGTCCTTGATCTCGTTCTTGATCACCTGCTGTTGCTCTTTGATGGCCTCGACTTCTGCGTCGAGTTCCGACAGCTTCGCACGCATCTTCATGTAGATGCGAACCAACTTGTCCAGCGGCACGGCGTCCGCTTCTTCGTTCTGATCCATGCTTACTCCTTTCGTGTCACGGGTCACTTAGCCCGCTTGTCAAAGATTTTACACACGGCCTTTGGCGTCTGGCAACCCCCTTTCTTTAAGTTCTTCGTTGAACAGGTCCACGAGCAGGCGGGCGTCATCGACCTTGCCTGCCAGGGCCGCGAACATCTTGCGCTCCACGGGCGAGCCCTGGATGTGGATGACGGTCACCTTGTCCGAGTCCTGCCCCTTGCGGTCGGCCCGGGCGATGGCCTGGGTGTACTGCTCCACGCTCATCAGGGGGCCGTAGAAGACCACCGTGTCCGCCGCTGTCAGCGTGATCCCGTGCGCTGCGGCCTGGGGCTGCATGACCAGCACGCGCGGTTCTGGCATGGTCTGGAAGCGCTTGATGATGTCCGCCCGCTGGCCAGCCGTGACCCCGCCGTGGATCTCCTCGCATGCGTAGCCGCGCTTGTTGAGGAAGTTGTTGACAGTAGAGATGGCTGCGCGGAACAGCGCGAACACGATGACCTTGCGCTCCGTCTGCTCCAGGGCCTCCAGCAGCACGTTCAGCCGGGGCGTGGCGTCGAACTCGACCGTCTCGTGGTTGTCGGTGTAGGCCACGCCGCAACTGATCTGGAGCAGCTTGTTGAGCGCAGCGGCGGCGTTGACTGCGGTGATCGTCTCGCCTGCGGCCTGCGCCACCATCGCCGTCTTCAGCGCGTTGTAGTACTTGGCCTGCTGCGGTGTCAGCGGCACCTCGCGTGTGGCCGTGACAACGGGCGGGAGGTCCATGCACTGGGCCTTGGTGTAGCGGATCGCGGGTTGCAGGGCGCTGAAGACTTTGTCCGCTGCGTCGCGCTTGGGCGCCCACTTGAACATCGTGACCTTCTGCATGACCATGTCGCGCCATGCGGTGTAGAACGCGGGCACGTTCTTCGGGTTCACGAGTTTGGCCAGACCGTACGCGTCCAGGGGAGACTGCGCAGCGGGCGTGCCCGTCATCATCCACAGGTACGTCTCTGGCCGGATGATCGCGGCCAGCTTCTTCCACCGTGCGGTCTGCGGGTTTTTGTACGCGTTCGCTTCGTCAACGATGATCAGGTCGAACCTGCCGTCGTTGCGGATCTCGTCAGCGATGATCTCGACCCCCTCGTAGTTCGAGATGACGAACTCGAAGTCTTGCTGGACCAGCTCGATGCGGCGTGCCGCCTGCGAGTGGTGGCAGACCACCGCGCTCCTGTGGATGATCGAGTTGCCAATATCCTGCATCCAGGCCGTGTGCATGATCGACAGCGGGCACAGGATCAGGCAGCGCCGAACCTCTCCGCGCTTCATCAGGTAGTCCGCAGCCCACAGCGCGGCCATGGTCTTGCCGGTGCCGGGATCGTTCAGCACAAAGGCACGCCTGTTGAGCGTGAGGAAGGACGCGGTCTCCTTCTGGTGGGCCATGGGCGTGTAGCGCCCCGGCCAGTCGTAGCGCCCGTAGATGGGCGAGGGGACGTCCTTGACGCCCAGGTTCCGCAGCACCCGGACTTCATCCAGGCCCCAGTACACGGCGACGTCGTAGCCGCCGGTATCTCTCGGGATGGCCTTGCTCTTGGGGATCAGGCTGTAGCGATGCGGGTGTCTGGTTTTGAATACCAGTAGTTTGTTTTCTACTATTTCCATGCTTGCTCCGATGTTGCTCACTTCATTGAGTGATCTTTATTCCGTTTGAATGTGCGGTTCTTGCTGGCAGGCACTACGGCAAGATTGCCTGGGGCGGTCT